TATATGGACATTCAGGCTATCCGCGACAAGAACGTGCTGATTACCCTGCGTGACTACGCTGGTCAACCTGTAGTTGGTTTCCGCGATATTCCAATTCGTATCGTAGATCAGCTTCTGACTAATGAAGCTCGTGTAGTATAATTTTTTAGGAGTAAATGAAATGTTTTTAGACGCTCTCGTACAACTTTCTACTGCACAGGCAATTACGACCACAGCTGCTTCTTCGAGCATCTATGACGTAACCGGCGCAGGTTCTGGCAACGCACCCAACATGATTGGCGGCGTCACCGCATCCGGCGACACCTTGATCGGATTTGATATTGGTGCTGGTGACGGGGTTGCCATCCCCGAGCTTTTCGTTGATGTCAGCACAGCCTTTATTACGGGTGACGGCGCGACGCTTACTATCGCTATTCAGGCCGCGCCCGATAACGGTAGCAACGCTCCTGGCAGTTATGTGACGCTTCTTAGCAGCCCTGTTATTACGGCGGCTCAACTTACTGAAGCGGCGTCGTTCCAGTTCCAAATACCACCTGTTCCGAAAACAACGTTTGGCGAAGCAATGCCCCGCTTCTACCGCGCGTACTACACAGTTGGAACCGGGACTTTTTCGGCGGGTGCTGTCAATGCCAACATAGTGCTGAATGCTTCGCAAGCTCAGAAGATTCAGAACTATCCTTCCAACTTTATCGCATAAGGAATACTCATGGCTCAGGTTATGCAACAGCTCGGTGCGCTTAGTCTTAATCCTCCTTCGGAAAAGCGGCTTCCTAAATTGAAAGAAGATCGTGCGGCTTATCTTGTGGCTGGCAAAGGCTTTTTCAATGAAATGGATAAGTATCTCTATCCGGGTCAGGCCACTTATTTTGATGGCGAACCAAATACCGATTTAATTCCATTGAACAAAAAAGCTTATGATAATATGCAGGCTTTTTTGGATAAGCTGGATGCACTTGGTATCAAGGCGGCAAAAGCGAAGGGTCACACCTATATTCCTCTTCCGCGTCAGGAATGGCGTGAAGATGGCGTATATGATGATGTTCCGATGCCGGAGTCTGTTCTTGGTGTTCGCAAGACTGGGCCGGATGACACCATTAGGTAGGGGGTTGCATGAAAAAGTGGGTCAGGGTTGATTCTCGTTCCGCCAGCGATGCAACTGATGTTGGTGCAAAACCCGCCTATGCATATTCCCGTTACAATGGTACCGACCTCGATAAGCAGGATGTTTTGGTTGGTCAACTAAGAGACATGACCAGGGCGCACAACAGTGCATCTGCATCGAACAGGGTGATTCGCAATAGCTTTTATGGCACGAAGGACTAATATGGCTAAGCACAATTTATATGACGAGACACCCAGCCTTTCTCACGACGAGGAAGGCAATGTAAAGGTGAAGAAGCCAGAGAAAAAGAAACCGGAACCGGGTCCAATGATGTCGGATGCGGATGGGCTGGATAAGCTTATTGAGGATCACAAAAAAGCGAAAGAGGCGTATGAGAAATCAGAGTCCTCCTTGTTTAAGCGCATCAAAAAAGACGATAAAGGAGACAAATAATCATGGCACTTACCGGCACAGAAACGCTATATGTACTTGGACAAAACCCAACCGGCGTACCGGCTGCATCTGAGTTTCAAACCACCACACAAGAGATTGCTGATCTCGCTGGCGAGAGTGGGGAGGTGAATCTTGCTGGCTCTACCTCTGGTTCAGTCACGCTTCAGGCTGCCGCCGTTGCAGGTACCAATACAGTCACATACCCCGCAGTTACAGGCACCAACGCATCAACGTCCGGTTCAAACCTGGCGATTATTGATGTGAAGCGCACGTCAGCCGCTGTGACTAAAAACGCCTCTGCCACCTACAGCAACGTGACTGGGTTATCTTTTACGGTTGTTCCAGGCACTTATAAATTTACGCTTAATCTTCCGTCTACCGTGGCAAGCGGAACTGCTGGCATTAAATATGCATTTAATTACACTACAGCGGTTCTTTCTGCGCTTCAGTCTTCCGCCACAGGCAGAACAGCGTCTGCTCAAGCAACACAAAATGTTACCTCAACTACAACTCAAGCAGATTTGTTTACTCAGGCTGCTGTAGTTATCAATACTGTAATTGAAGGCACGATGGTGGTTACTACTGGTGGCACGGTTGATGTTCAGGTAGCGCAAAACACTTCTAATGGATCGGATACCGTGGCTCTAATCGGTGGCGACGCGACCTTTATTCGTATTGCATAGGGATATATCATGCTAAAACCAATGATTGATATGGCGAAAACCGCCGAGGAAATGGAGAAGGATTCTTCTCCTATCCTCGCTGGCGGCCAGGAAAAATATCCGTATGGTTTGCGTATCTATCTGTCACATGATGAAATTGAAAAGCTGGGAGTCGACGTCTCCGATTGGGAAGTGGGCGCTACGTTTCATCTTTTTGCATTGGCAAAAGTGACCTCGATTTCGCAGAATGAGACTGAAAACGGCACTAACTGTAGTGTCTCACTGCAAATTACGCATCTTAGCGGCGAAAGTGAAGACGCTGAGAATCGCGAAATGGACGGGTCTGAGCCGCCACTAGAAAAACACGGCTACCTGCGCTATAACCGATAGGGGGCTTTAATGTCCTCTCAAAACCAGGTCAGCACATGCAACCTTGCTCTGCTTAGCATAGGCGCGCGCGCTCAAATATCAAGTATTAATCCTAGTGACGGCTCGACTGCTGCGGATGCGTGCAGCACGCTTTTTTCCTTTGTCTTCGAGCAATTGGCGCGCACAACACAGTGGGGTTGTTTAAATAAGCAATCTTCTTTGACACTAATTCAGGCCGCGCAAGGAACCCCAGAGAACCCAACGGGCACATCACTGCCTATACCGCCCCAGCCGTGGCTATATGCATATCTGTATCCACCAGATTGCCTTGCAGTTCACTACATCCAGTCCCCAATAATTCCTACGGCGGGAAGCGGGATACCGCAAACGACCATTAATAACTCGGTAACGCCATGGATCAGCGGGCAGGCGGCAGCCATCCCCTATCAAATCGCATACACGACCGATTCCAGTGGCAATCCGCTTCAGGTGGTGCTGACGAACCAAGAACAGGCCGTAGCGAATTACACGGTAAACCAGCAAAACCCACAATCATGGGACGCGCTTTTTACCAGTGCATTTATCGCGTCTTTAGCGGCGTATCTGGTTCCTGCTCTAGCGCTCGACAAGCAACTCATGTCGGCGCAGATTGCTATTGCCGAGCGCGTTATCGCGCAAGCGCAGGCGCAGGACGGCAATGAGGGGATCACCTCAATGGATCATATCCCTGATTTCATTCGCGCTAGACAGGGTGCTAGTGGATATTTAGGATATAGTGGTGTAGGGTATAGGGCGTATGGATATATGGCGTGGCCATGTTAATGGAGAGTTTTAATGAAAATACGAGATATTCCGCCCCAGAGTTTTCTTAAAAGTATTTTGGATTACAGCCCAGATACAGGTATTTTTTATTGGAAAACAAGAAATGACATTAGCCCCATTCAGAACACGAGATGGACAGGGAAGGGTGCTGGAGCTAAAAATAAAAAATCAATAAAAATAATTTTTAATGATGTGCAATATCCTGCTCACAGACTCGCGTGGGTCTATGTGTATGGCGACGTTTTAAATGAAAACATTCAAATAGATCATCGCAATAATAATTGTTATGACAACCGAATTAACAATCTTAGAGAGGCAAGCCATTCTCAGAATTGCTCTAATGCCAGAAAATGGGCAAAAAAAAGCCTGCCAAAAGGTGTTGGCACCCAAACAAATGATGCAAGTAAATTTAGAGCAAGGATACAGGTTGGCAAGAAAGTCGTTCATCTTGGAACTTTCCCTACCCCAGAAGAAGCCCATGCCGCTTATTGTGAGGCCGCTAAAACCTATCACGGCGAATTTGCGAGGGCATCTTGACATTTCCTACAATCCATGTCAGTCCATTAAAATTAGTCATGCCACCAACGCCAGAAATGTATACCCAATCACCGTTGTTATAACCATGCGCCACTGAAGTAAAAACCGCAGGATTGGCCTTGGTGATGGCCGTTATGTTTTTTGTGGATTCGGTTACATATGCACCGCGATATTTTACGCGCATGTACTGATCGCCGAATTCAAGCGCAAATCCTTGACTGATGTTGAATTGGAAATTTATATCACGTGGTGGGTTTGTGGTCGCTGTCCCTTCCTCAGGGTACCTTCCGCGCTGCAAACATCGGCGTCACATTCA